TTCATATATTCAGAAAACAGGGCTACAGCTACCATAACTCCTCAATAAAACGTTCTGAAAAACGTTCTGAAAAATTAGAGATTATGAAAAAAGATTCAGAACACCACAAAAAAACCCATATCTTGAGCAAGTTACATTATTCTACGTTTTTCAAAAAAACTCGAAAATGAACTTTCAGAGAAATATTCTGAAAAATTCAGTCAAATATCAGTCCATGACCAGTCCATTTTTATGAAACCTAAAGATTAAAGTGGAGCAATATCTGTCCATTCCCAGTCCATTCCCAGTCCATTATCTGTCCATTATCTGTCCATTATCTGTCCATTATCAGTTAAATATTAGTGCTCATGCACTAATATCTGTCCATAACAAATCAATTGCAAGTCTTTGATTACTATGATATACTACTCGTCTAAGTATATAAATCATTAATTAACTACCTATATATACTTTTTAGTTTAGTCATAACTCATACACATTATTTATTTCACATGACTAAATACATATAGATATAGATAAGCAGCACTTAATTTTAACACTAAAATAAAATAAAAAATTCATGCATTAACCTTTAACTCATATAGAGATTCATCAGAGATTCCTAAATCTTTGACAGAATCTTTTAATGTCGGTAGAGTTAAAGGTCATTTCTACCCCGACTATTGTGTGTTTATCTACTGGTTAGGGGGGGTAGTGTTCCCCTAATCTCTTAAAATAAAACAGATATTGACACTTATGTGTCAATATTTAAATGTAAAGAATAAACTCAAAAATGAGTTTATTTAAAGGAACACACCAAAAATGAACATTGACACACTATTAGACGCAACTATTTTCCTGACCCCTCAAAATTATCCAAATTCTGACAAACCGTATTCACCATCCTTTACATTACCTGATGTAAAGTATGCTAATATTTTAGACAAATATGAAGCGATATTTGATCTTAACAACCATCAAATCACTCAAAACATTGACGATAACTCAACCGCTGAACTATTAGTTTATCTCACCCGTGGGGTTGTTTTTAAAGTCTCTGAAGGGTCAGAGATAGCAATATGGAATGATGTTAAATTTGAAGTAATTCCTGGTGATCAAGCTTACAAGCTTATACAACTCGTTCGTGATCATTACTCAAAGATTCTACGCATGATGAGCTTGAGCATAAAGCACTATGTTGCAGCAAACGCAACTTTCAATCACAAACTACTCTTAAAATCGTATCCAAATTATAAAAAAGAAGACCATTATGATTTCATCGACTCATTAATCACCACAGACCTTGACGCATACAATCAACTCATTCGAGATATAGCTTCAACATATGACGACACATATATAGAGTATCTTGTATTAAAATCCGATTTTAAGCTATCAAAATTTAAACCTGTGCAACAACAACACATTTTAACCTATCAAAATCTTATTAAATATATCAAATTATTGGGCAGTGCTCCAAAAATTAAAAATATAATGTCTCTCTTACCCTCTGAACCAAATTACGTCAAATCAATTAATGAATTCGACACCAACCCTACGCTAATTGCTACTAAAGACAGCTATTTCGACTTAAAAGCAGATTCCATCATCCCCCCATGCCCCACTTATATGGTTACGTCCACATTAAATGTAGACACTGATTACACCATTTTATCAAACACTAAAACAATTAAAGATCACATCAACTCACAGCAATACAATTGCCCTGTATTTTTAAAAATGCTTAATACTATTTTCCAAAACGACAGCGAAATAATTAATTTCATTCAAGTGGTATTAGGTTCATGTCTTGTCGGCAGTTATGACAAATCTAAACTTTTTATATTTACGGGCACCGGTTCGAACGGCAAATCCACATTGATATCAATATTACTCCATATATTAGGCGACCTATCAGTTTCTATGTCCGCCGCCGACCTAATCACCACAAATTCGAAAACAAACATAGAATACAGACTGGCGTTGCTGAAGGGCAAACGGTGTTGTATTACTAACGAAAGTGAACACGGAGACCGTCTAGCATCAGGCTTAGTGAAAACGCTGCTGGGCAACGATACCCTAACGGCACGACACATTTACGGTTCACCTTTTCAATTCAAGCCGCAAGCCACACAAATATTATTAACAAATAATAAACCAAATATTGATGGTAATGATTACGCCATCGGACGTAGAATGGTTCTAATCCCATTCAATGCAAAAATCAAAAAAGAGAATATTGATCTCGATATTGAACAGAAATTGATTAAAGAAAAAAATGAAATCTATAAATGGTTGCTAAATGGCGCGAGGATTTACAACGCACAAGGATTCCATATACCCGAAAAAATTAATAAAGAGACGTCAAACTATCTCGATGAGAATAATGTGATTTCGCAATTCATGCTTGAGACATACAATAAAGAACCAAATTCTAAATTATCATTCAAAACCGTTTGGATACAGTATCAATTATTTTGCAAGGACTTTGGCAAAGAATACGTCGGTAATCGTCAAAATTTTGAATCCCAGCTAAACCGTGGTGGGTTCAACGTTGTTAAAAATTCAAGTAAAACAAAAATATTAGAAGGGTATAGCGACCCTACAAGAAATGAGAATGAGGCTGGAGTAAATGAGATTTTGGATATGATTAACGAAAAGAATAATAAAATCGAAGATTTTATTATTAATATTTAACAATATATTGGTGCTCATGCACCAATATTTAACAATATATTGACACTTATGTGTCAATATTTAAATAAAAGATTCACGTACGTGAATCTTAAATAAAGGAATAATACAATGATGAATTTAAAAACTAATGCTCGTCCCAGCCACATGATGAATTTTAAAGACTTGTGCAACAATTCAAAAGTCAAATATTTTGATACTAATCAAACGTTATATCTCTTATGTGCTAATTTTGCTTACGATCTAAATCAATATTATGAAGTCCAAGCGGGGATTGCAAACGGGATGCCTATGGCTCAATCAAAATACTTTGAACTTTTAGACTTGGTGCAAACGCGAGGGTGGAATTCGTTCGAAGTAAAACTATCCCACATTCCACCATTTTTGAAATCTATACATGAACTTACAAATGTAAGCGATTTTGAAATCTATACGATGTGTGCTTATATAATTAATGGAATAGAGGGATTGGAATACGTAAAAGGATCAAAAAGTTACATTGAAGAGTATGGAGCATGATACTAATCAAACATAAAATACAAGCTCCGTCCATGTCCATAGCTATATATCGCAACGTTACAACTATTCAAGCGCGCCACCATCTTTTTGTCGCATTGAAAGGTAGGATTACTAATCAAATATATGCTATAATATTTAACAGATATTGACACTTATGTGTCAATATTTAAAGGATAAACTCAATAATGAGTTTATTTAACAGATATTGACACTTATGTGTCAATATTTAACAATATATTGGTGCATGAGCACCAATATTTAGAAGTATTAAATGAAGTAAGGGGTGCAGCAAATGAAAATTATTAAGACTGAAGCAAAAAATGAACCAAGAGACACATTAAGAAGTAAAACATGGGATGATTCATGGGATAAAACATTCGAAGAAATATGCGAAGACATATGGGAAGATGCAAGAGACGTAGTAAGAAGTGAAGTATGGCGGGAAGAAGTTCGGGACATATGGGATAAAGCGTGGGATAAAGTATGGGATGATTCATGGGATGAAGCGTGGGATAATGAACCATTCGATGATTCATGGCATCAAGTATGGACTGAAGCGTGGGGTGAAGCGTGGGGTGAAGTAAGGAAGCAAATATCTTGATTTTATTTCATAAAGTAAATGATGAGTTTAATGCAATGTTTATTAAACGATTCTAAGCGATAATTAGGACTTACCTATGCCATAGTATTACTTTGTGGTTAAATGAGCTTAGAACAGATTAGAATACAGATATTAACGCATGAGCGTCAATATTTAAAGGATAAACTCAATAATGAGTTTATTTAACAGATATTGACACTTATGTGTCAATATTTAACAGATATTAATGCTCATGCACTAATATTTAGAAGTAGAGCATGGAATGAAGTATGGAATGAAGAATGAGAATTATTAAGAAGCAAGTATGGAATGAAGTAAATGAAAATTATTAAGGATGAAGTAAGAAATGAAGTATGGACTGAAGTAAGGCATGAAGTATGGGATAAAGTAAGAAGTGAAGCATGGGCTGAAGTAAGAAATGAAGTATGGAGTGAAGTATGGACTGAAGTAAGACTTCAAGTATGGACTGAAGAATGAAAATTATTAAGAAGCACGTATTAAATGAAGTAAGAAATGAAGTATGGCATCAAGTATTAGATGAAGTAAATGTACATGTAAACATACTGGGTATTTGATTAATCACATGTCTTGACAAAGGTATATTTGGAATATCCTTCTATAATTCCATGGTATTCCACAATACATTTACAGTCGATTACATTCATTACCTCTGATATTTTGAATAATCTACATATCTCACTACGCCGCAGAAATAGCTTTAACACAAATGTATCACCGTGAACAGCAATTGTGAGGTTTGAAAACATATTATCCGTGTAGTGATAATGTATTATTTTAGCACATACCATACGTTGTATTTATTTTAAATAAAAAAGGAGGCTAAATACCTCCTTTTTTCGTTACAGTTTAAAACTCTTCGAGTTTATTTAATGTCGCATCTTCGATTTTAAATCAGTAATTTCTCTACTCATTTCCTGAATTGCGGAAACCATCATTGGTATTAATTTAGAAGCATCCATTGATTGAGGATCAATTTCACCATCTTCGTCAAGTAAATCCTTCTGACCTTGAACTGCCATCGGTAAAATTGACACAACTTCATGTGCTAAAAATCCATCCATAACAGCTTTTTCTTCATCATTAATAAAATTAAAACGTTTTGGTTTTAACAAATTCACGTTTGATAATCCATCCGTTAAATCTGAAACGTTTTCTTTTAAGCGATAATCAGATGTTGAATTAAAAGTAGTTGTACCAGACGCCACCGAAATATTTCCCACAATACCACCAATATATAAAAACTGTGCCGTGACCCCCGCCGATGTTAATCGATTGAGATTAAGCGTATACCCAGCCCTAGTCATATTTACCCGGCCATCTTCAAAAATTGTTACGCCAGCAACGCCTGAACTTGGATTAGTTTTCCCGATTGAAAGCCGTCCGTCAGAGTCGATTCTCATCGATTCAGTCCACGTCAAATCTGCGCCAGCCGATCCCGAATTCGCTGCATACCACACATGCAAACCAGGCGATACCTGATATTGCGCCGCAGCATTAGTTGAAATATACTTCCAAGTTGAGCCATTGAAGTATGCATTATTTTGAATATTTAGCCCACCTGGGCCTGTGCTCGACATCAGAGTACAATTCCCCCCCAACTGAATCGCTGGCCTTCCACTCCCCCAATCGTCAATTGTTGCCCGCCCGACAGATAATATCGGAGATGAATTAGAGGAACTTAATCCCATTCTTGATATTTCAGTCCAAGAAATTGAATTCGTGGCTGATCCCGATGGAGCAGAAAAAAATGAATGGGCGCCATCCACTGATCGATATAACGTGGCCTCGTCGGTACTAGAATATTTCCATCCATCAGTTGAAAGGTATGCATTATTCATTTGATAAAATTGGTTGCCGGCGCCAGGGGCAGTATTAGACATCAAAGCCGACTCATTACCGATTTGTAGGACGCTATATATTCCCTGGAATGGTGCAATTGTTGATTTGCCGACACTTAAAACGTTCGCACCACTTGCTGAGAGTCCCATTCTTGATATTTCAGTCCACGAAATTGTACTCGCCGCTGATCCCGAAACGGTAGATAAATGAACGTGATTCCCACCAGATTGATAAGAATATGAAGCTTCATCTTCTGAAATATATTTCCACGCGCCGTCGTAATGAGCATTCTGCATTGAAAGCAAACCTGAACCTGTACCTACAGCTAACTCTGATGAGAGAGCACTATTTCCTCCGACTTCAAACACATTCAAAGCTGAATCCCATACTGAAAACGTTGGGTTAAGTCCAGCTATGGTTTGATTTATTACGCCGGCTGTGCCTGCCTGTGTGTTGGTTTTAACACCATCACGTTGTAACATTGCAACACTGCCGTTGTCAAGTGTGTGGTCTGTGGTTTCGTTTACGGAGGCGAGACCTGTTATCGCCAAATAATTACTTACTGTTACTATATTATAAATTCCCCCACCTGTTGGCTCAGAGTTTGTCGCAGACCAATTCGATAGATACGCGATTGTTTCGACAACTAAGCCGAGTTGTAGATCCATTTCTTTCATATCCGCAACGGATGCGATTTTTGGAAAGCCGGAATCCGATCTTGTTGTTCCTATTGTCATTTTTTGGTGTTCCTTTAAAGTTTATAAACATATATATAGTGTGTATTTATGAGATATCACAATTAACTTGACATATTGTTTGGAGTTAACTATGATATTCATAAATAATATTCAACTAAGGGGTTTATTATGGATTTTTTAGATATTGATATTGTCACATTTACTTTCACTTATAATCACATCATTGGGTTGATTATTATGATTATTGCAATAATCGGACATTTTAAAGAAAGAACCCATGAAATCTGGATGGCGAGATCACGGGTAACAGAACTTGTATCAAAACTTGAATTACAACGGTCTAACTATATAGATAAAATCGATGAACTTAAATATAAAGTAAGCGGCATGGATCCAGAGTTCAACAAAGCATTCATACGCGATCAATTACTACAAGATCGATTATACGAAGAATTACTTTCTGACATGGAAAAAGAACATGATTTCCATAGACTTGAGTTTAGTTAAAACAAATTCAATAATGTTAAACATTGATGCTCGTCATCAATGTTGTTAGTTTGTTTAGTCTTCAATATCCTTTTCAGTTTGAGCAATAATTGCATTTTTGATACCTTTAATTAAATTAGCTTCTAATGCACTTCCTTTTTCGGCATTTGCTAATTTTATAAGTAATGTTCGAATAGGTTTACTTTCATATGTCCGTGCAACCAGACCTATGCCCCCTGCCATTGCGGCCGCTTTGCCAAGAAGATTTCCCGCGCTTAAACCCCCTCCCATCAAAGTTGCCCCCCATACTTCCTGTTTACTCGCAATATCTTGTCCGGCATCTTGTGCGCGCCGAGTAATTGTTAAGAATTTTTGGATACCTTTGAGCTGTTTTTTATCCGATCCTTTGAAAAATATATTAATCTGATCCTTACTTTTATCCAACGCAGTTTTAAAAGCGTTGGGATTAATATAATCGTCAGTTATTGCTTTATCAACAGCAAGTTTTAAAATTTGTTGTCTAACACCTTTCCGCCCTTCAGCGTCAAGATTGGCATTTAATCTTCTTAATGATGATTTTTTTCCTGTTCTTAGCGTAGTTTCAACAATTTCAGGAGTTAAAGTACCTTTAGTTAAGAGTTTTTTTAATTCAGTTTCTTTAGCTTTAGTATAGTTGCCACGATATATTTTATTCGATGCTTTCCATTTTCGCTGGGCATCTGGAATTTCTTTTGATATTTCGATCAAATCATCTGAAAGAGCACCTGAAATCGGTTTCAAATATCTGTCTGCACCTTGACGCATTGGACTTTTCATTCCGGAGACATCGATTTGCATATCAAATATTATTGTGCGTATATCTTTTAATTTTTCAAAATTGCCTGATGCAACTTCTGATTTAATATTATTAAGGTTTTTTATTAATGCTTTATCGGCTAATGCACCTTGTCCTTTGATTTTAGTAAGCTGTTCGTCGATCACCGCAAGTGTTTTGGTTGGGATTTTTTCACCTAACACATTAAGTTGCTGGACTGCATCAGCACGTAATTCGTCACTACGTTTTTTTGATTTTGCAAACATACGTGCCGCGCTTTCTATTATTTTTGATCCAAATTCAGACTTATCATCGATTTCAAAATCAGCCATAAGTTCCTTAACGGCATCCTCTCTCCCAATTTGTTGTTTTGCACGTATTCCACCAGTGCCCATGACTGGTATACGCTCACCGATTTTTTGGGTAAGTTTTCCCATAAAAGTATCAGGGGGCAAAATATCAGATGATAAAACTGTTCTATTCTTCATTACGAAATCCAGTTCTTCTGGCACATTGCCACGAATCATTTTACTACCACGTTCAATAATACCGCCGGTAATTTGTGCAACAGGCCCAAGCGCCCCAGCAATCGCAACTTCATTCGTATCAAACTCCCCGCCTGCTAATTGTTGATTGGCTTGAATAGCAGCCTCAGTGGCGGCACTTGATATGCCAAGTGAAACACTTTTTGCTACACCACTTTTAGCCAATCCCGTGGAAAAGCCCGCTGGAGTGAATGCCGCCGCCAATCCAATCGATTGTAATAAATCGAGTTTTGACATACCTGGTTTATTGATTACTGCTTTTGCTCCAGTATTAGTATTATTCGCGATCAGATTGCCTTTTTCATCTTCGGTGATTCTAATATTGTCAAACTGTGAATTTAATATATCACCAAGTTCTTTCGGGTCTGTAGTGGTTGCTAGTACACTAGCTATAGCGGCGACTTTAGATTGATCTTCACCGTACAACAATCCTCCACTGCCAAGTTCGGGTAGCTCACGTGTAGCTCTTGTTTCCCTTGTTGATCCAGATATGAACTCAGTGACTGGTCGGACGAACTCAGTTATAGATTCAAACCCAGGTTCTACAATTGGTTGAACGTCATCAGGCTGTTCTACAGGTTGAATAGAGGGTGATAAGTGTTGTGGAACATCGGGAACCGATGTTTGTTCTACTACTGGTTGAACGTCCTCAGGTAAAAATTCTTTTGGAACTAAGCCGCGTAGCAACGCTTCATCATACAATGCAGCCTTTTCAGGTGGTAGAATTCCACGTTTATATGCTTCTTTATAAGCCGCCCAATTTGCCATATTATAACGCCCCTAAAATATCGGCATCGCTTGATGTTTTTAAATCCGATAACCCTTCCATCAAAAAAATATCTGCTTCTTCCAATCCAAATCGCTGTGCCTGTTTGCTTTTTCTCTTACGATAAATTTTATTCTTCTTTTCAGTTGATTTATATAAATTTCCAGCAGTTTTTAGAAAATCTTCACGTTGCTCAGGCAAAAGTATTTGCCCCTCTTGAGCTTTTAAGATGATAGAACGTATTTTATTCGGTATAGAAATCCCACTTTCTTCAGCTTTGCCCAGCCAAGCCTTAGCATCGGCGGCGGTTTTAAATTCAGATTCCCTCACCACGCTCCCAGGATCGAGCATTTTCATAAAATTAAACACGATTGCCAAGTCACCAGCCGGGCTGGGATTGGCGGCCGCCACTGAAACGCGATCAAATGCATTCGTTACATCTGTAAAATCTTTTTGCTTTTTCTGTATTTCTGCTCGAAATACTTTAGCTTTATCAAATTTACCTTTGTCTTTATCAACAATCCCACCTAACCTCTGCTTTTCACCTGTAATAGAATTAATAATATACTGGCCTTTTTCGCCTGTTTCATCATCAACTAATTCCATTATTTTAGATTTCGGTGCAGCTGAAACAGGAATAAACCGTTCAAGATCATTTCTCATTTCACCTTCAGAAACAAATCGTTCTATGCCCGTCATGGTATCATAGATTGGAATGAGTTTATCTCTCTGAGCATAGCCCGCTGCGGCAGCGGCTTGAAAGCCATTGTTCATTATATTATCGCGTTCGGGAATTGGCATACTTAATAATTCAAGTGTATCACTATAATCTTTCCCCGCTGCGTTTAAACGAGCAACCTCATCGCGTAAAAACCCTTCTTTTGATTCATCATCAGGTAAATTTAAATAAACTTGCGAGAGAAATCCAACACGCGCCAATTCTTGATCATACGCTTTTTCTGCTTGGACTTGTTGCGACAACGCTCCACTGCGCATAGCAGCGGCACTTGCTTCTTGCATTTGTATTTCACCAAGTTCCAACAACTGTTCTTGTCTTTGTTTCGCTAAGTTATTTGCTTTTGCATTTTGGTACGCTTCATAGCCACGTGTTAAATCGGGTATTCTTAATCTATAATTTGTTGCCATAATAATTCCTTTATTTTACTTTATATTGATGCTGCGGCAATTTGACCACCAACTCCCACTACCTGACCAAATATATCCAATTTCATTTGTGCTGCGGCGATGTCCCCAGCAGCTTTGGCCTCAACACTATTCATCAATGCTTGCCCTTGTAAACCAACCCCCGCCATACCAGTATTGGCCAGTCGCGTACCTAAACCTATTTGTTCTGCTCCAATTAATTCACCTGTCCTGGCAATTTGAGAAGCTAAATTTTCTGCTGTCCTGGCTTGAAACCTTGAAACATCACCACCGGTTTGCTGTAATGCTCGACCCACAGCTTGTCCAGTTTGGCCAAAAGCTTTTGCTCGTGCTTGTTCCAATGCCCCCGTACGTGCCGTCATATTCCCTGCGGCTTCCAGCTGAGTATTGGTGACTGTTCCCAATCTTGCAAATTGATTTTGAAAATCTTGTAATGCTAGACCTTGATTAAATTCAGATATTGCTTTTAGTCTTGTTCCGCCAGCCCTGCCAGTTGTCGCCGCTTTACTTTCAAGTCCGCGCATGCCTTGCTCTCGCAGAAAAGCAACACCTGGACTTTCTGTAAATTCTTCGTATGCTTGGCGTTGAGCATCTGGCCCTAACGCCCCTGATAAAGCTTGTTGTTTTCTGAATGCTGCGCCTGCATCTTTTTGATAAGGATCATATACGTCACGTACACGTGCTTGCTGTGCTTCTAAGCCACTCACAGCACGTCCACCATAATTCTCTATTTCAGATACTGCTTCACGTCCGAAGCGCTGTAAGGTGCCCACGGCTTCTTTGCCGCCCGCACGTAGTTCAGATATTGCCTTATCACCTACTTGTTGATAATTAAGTAGTCCTAGTGCGGACGCTTCTTCTTGTTTTTTTAGTGCTTCTTCAGTCGCTATTCTTTGGATAGCTCCAACTCGCCTAGCTTCTTCTGCGACAATCAAGGCGGCCTCTTTTGGTGTATCCAATACATCTTGGGCACCCGCCCCAAGACGCTTAGCATTATCTAATAATGACTTTCCTGTTGTCACTTCTGAAACGACTGAGGCGACGGCCGTGACCGGGTTCAGATAAGGTGCTACTTTAATAGCCCCGCCAACGGCCTTTTTGCCCCATTTTTTCCAATTACTCATTTTATTATTCCTTTAAAGATTCATGTACATGAATCTTATTTTAAAGATTCATGTACATGAATCTCTGTTAAATATTGACGCTCATGCGTCAATATCTTTTAAATATTAGTGCATGAGCACTAATATCTGTTAAAAATCTTCAATCCAATTCACACTTATTGTTACATCCGTGTTTCCAGAACTTGCCTTTGCTGCAAAAGTAAGTGTATCATTTGAATTTAACTCCAATAAAAAGCTGTGTAAATCTTGTGTAATTCCACCTTCCTTGGATAATATAAACACCCCTCTTTCACTACCACCGCTAACTGTAGTGCTGGCAACGTCATATTCTATCACAGATGTATTTGTAGAAATGTCTGTGTAGGCTGGAGTGCCGCCTAATGTTGCATTTAAAATGATATAGATTGATGCGGGCTTTGTTCCATCTACAGCGGCACTGAGCAACTCTAATAAAACAGTTGTGTAATTGGCCAATGAATTAAATGTTGCTTTGTTTCTAATGGTTAAAATATTTGTTAGTGTCGTGCCCACACTTGTTTTCGTATTTGAAATTGAATTTCGTGGGCCAAGCAATGCAATTTCGCCCTGGATGGCACCAAACATACCTGATGATTTGCATATAATAATCGATGTATTGGTAGTATTTTTAACTTTCATGCTAAGTGGAAAACTTGACATACTAGTGCTGATTCCTAATGCAGAATTCGGATAGTGAATTCTATGACAAATTATAAATCTGCCTGTTGTTGGTTCTTCAACTAAAAATGTGAAAGCGCCAAAATCAGCTTGGAAAACAATTTGGTATGCGTTTCCTTTTGTAGGATCTAATAACATTGAACTTGGGTTGTTAATGTTAGAGGATCCATCTAACGTATCAACATTGAAGTCTGCTTGTGGTATGAAATTAGAAACTGTATTACTGACATATTCTATACCAAATACATCTTCTTCAAATTTAAAAAAGTATCCGTTTTCCTCAGGTGTGCCAATTCCCATCCATTGATATGACCCCAATATTCCAGTAGAAAATAAACCGGATAATCTTGCGATGATGCCTTGCCCTGCACGATATTTGACGTGACGTATTGTTTGTATCATTGCGCTTGAATTCGTGGAGTTTGTTGTGCTTAACTCTGCTAATCCAGCTGCTTGTGAAATCGCGCCTGATCCTGTGACAGTAGAATTAATCATATCCGAGTTTACGTTGTAAAAGAAGCTGACTTGTGACACTGGTGTAAGTTTTTGGGTCGTAATTTCACCGAATGCTGAACTTGGATCAATTACGTCTATTTCTAAGGCCCGCTCTGGTGTTACACCCACATTTACAAAATGATTACCAATTGTCTCACCAGTTAAAACTGAACGTGACAGGATGGCGCTGTGATCTTCGGAAAGATGTGCATTTAATGGTTCAACTAAAACAGCTGGTTTTGAAACATGGAAAATGGTTTGAATTCTAAGATACGTCTGATCAACGTCGCTGTTTTCTAAAACAATTCTAAAGAATTTAGCTATAACTACATGCAAATGCTCCCGGCCTTCATCGTTTGCAACGATGATTGAGTGCTTTCGTGATATATCCCAGTTAATGCCGTCACTTGAAAACTCAATTCTAAACCCATCTAGTTTTGAATTTTGATCAGTTGATATAATAAGACTTATTGTCGCGTATTCTGACACGTCTTCAGATGAACCGGTAAATATCTCATTAGCTGCTAACGGGGCGTCAGTGCTATTTAATTCTGATACTATAAATGTTCTACTTGGGATATAACTCATATGATTATCCAGGTGTTTTTTGCTTTAATGAATGTGAAGAAAAGTGACGTGTTATTTATCCACATCGTTAACTCTGGTTCATTATTTATTAATTTTGATGCTTGAACTGTTACTTCGCCAGCTTGTGTTATAACATTTACTGTTTCGCCGTCTTCGGCATTTGTATTTAATGTAATCGTACCTATACCCTCGACAATTAAACGTTCCGTTCCTTGAGTGATATAAGTCGCGCTATCAACTACTATATTTTCCCATGAATTTGATTTCGTAACTGCATCTGCTAATTGCTCAAAAAATGTAATGTATCGCAATCCAACTGAGCCTTGAACTATAAGTTGTTCTGCACGTGTTGGTGCAATAATATGACTCATTTAATTGATATCCAGTATCAATCTAAAAAAATCAGTTGAAACCTTTTCTGATAAAACGAATTTGAAAATGATCGAAGTTGGGACACGGCCAATTCTATTCCATATTGTTTTTTTACCAAACTGGTTATCTTGACCTATTTTTCTATTACCCATTGGAATAAAAATGTTGCCACCGTCTTTTGAAAAAAGCATTTCAATAACCGGGTCTGTGCCTTCCAGGTCTGGAATAGGATTTCCCGTACCTGGTGAAACTACTAATTCTACGCTTGATATTCTAAATGGAACAGTTTGATCTATAACATATAATGATACAAATGATCGTGTGATTGGTTCGTCATATTCACTATAAATATTACGACTTAATAACCCAAGTCTTGCGTCGATATTATCTGAGCACACAATGTCCCCAAAAACTGTGGCAATATCATCTACACGCCAGTGTGTTCCGTTAGATTTTCGTTGATGCCATACTAAAGTTTTTTGTAATCGAGAAGCTGTAGCGTCAAATACTAATGTTTCATTTGGAAATGTAAATCCAACGAATCTACTACCATCTTGTGTATATGTCCAGCTACTTACGTCTGCTAATTCTGCTTCACTGTAACGTTGTATAAGAGTATCTATAGCGTCAGAACTAACCTTTATTACCTGAGTGCCAAAACCACTCCAGATAGCTGGGGATTCGTTGTATGACTTGCCTAAAAATAAATAGTTTGCATCAAATTCTACTAATGAATGCCTCGCAATTAATCCCTTGTTGATTGTTGCGCCTAATATCCTGGTTAATGGAAATGCAGTTGTAGCTATACTTTGATATATTTCAATGTTATCACCACCAAAAATATATAATTCATTTTTTAAAGTGAATGCACGTACTATTTTGTCGGCAGTGACCTCGGCATCTTCGAAATCTAGTGCATCGAAGCTTTCACCAAAATTTACAGAAGCTGGACTTCCCATGAAGAATTCTACGTCCGTTGTGTAGATGAAACGTGAGTCTTTTGTAGTAACCGAAGTTACGCCGCCGACCTGAAGTTTAAAGTCGTCAAATATAGGATCATCGATTTCAGTTAGGATTCCATTTCTATAAAAATAAGCGGTGATTCCTGGAACCACAATACATGTTGTTATTCCATTTGATGCAAATATCACACGTCCTGACCCAGTGATAGTGCCTTTGTTGATTGAGTTGTATGTTGATTGATGTAGGTATAGGTTGTTGCCCGAACAGCTTAATAAGTCCTGTGTTTCAGGCAAGCGATACAATCCACGTCCTACGCCTGTTGCTTGAATAGTTACTAAACTTATTCCCGGTATTCTGTACAATGCACCTGATGAAGATGCACCTTTATTTGTAGGGGTCACGGGGTACAGGTTGACACAATCTTCTGCTGATAATACTGTATCATCAGTGATGTAAAACCCCGTATCGATTGGTATTGTTATAATTCTTCCCATAGATTTTTTAACGTTTATCCTTTAAATAAAATCTTCGATTTTATCCTACTATATGCCAGTTTATACCATCAGAAATGACTGTTAGGCTGACAAGCTCAGGCCCCATCATCAAAACAGAAGTATTACCATCAATTAATTCAGAACCCGTAGTTAGCAACACAATTTTATTATTATCAGTACTTGTTTTTTTGATAGTAACTTGTTGACCAGCAAATTCAATGCCGTCATAAAACGTGGCAGCAAGTGGTAAACTTATATTTAAATTACCAATGGTTGTATCAACTAAAATAACTGAATCAGTTAAAATAACTGAATAGTTAAAAGAAATAGCTTTTATAAATCGCTGTTCAATTGTAGTTGTGGGGGCCTCGCCTTTAAAAAAACCAGCTGTTACTAATAAAGGATCAAGTGTTTCGACGAAAGAATCTACTGTTTGCTTACGCGAAGTTTGTCCATCCAACACTCGAACGAAGTCTTGTCCCGAAATATCAGAACTGGTAACTGTTGTTAAATTTGTTTCTTTTACTGACATAATATTATTTTAATCCTTTAAATAAACTCATTATTGAGTTTATCTGTTGAATAAAATCTTCGATTTTAATCCTTTGAAATTGTTACACCTTCATCATCTTCTAATGTGGTAAATCCATCCAAATCATTTTCAGTGTCATCTGTGAAAAAGCGTTTGTTGTTTTCGTTGAAGTTACCCTGTCCTGTAGGTAATGTATTTGGGAATATTACATCCGGTATTGAAACTGTCCGAAATAATGCCACTGACATAGCTTCATTGGCAGCCATTATTAATAATTGAGACGGAAGCACACCAAATCCTGGCGCTAATCGCAATGCTAACGTTGTGATAAATAAATCTTCGACATAATCTGGTACAGTCATTTCATCTAATTCGCTTGAAATCTTAGAAAATCCAACGTTGATACCTTTTGCTGCAAACTGAGTGCCGAGTCGATTTAGTCTACGTATACCTGTTGATATTTCAGATGTAGATAAATCAGTCTCTGAAGGTTTAATCCCTAAGTCGTCAAATGCAGATTCAATTATTGTCAATGCGGTAGTCATTATTCGTCTTCAAATAGATTTAATTCAGTAGCTTTTTCAATAATTTGCTTCCGAATTTTATTCACACCAGCCTTGTGATGCACTTTTAATTGCAAAAAATCAGTAGCGAATTCACGTAATGCCATAAGGTCTTCACATTTATCAATATTAAGTAAAAAGTTTAGTTTTTGTGATAAGTCATCGGCAACTGCTATGAAAGTAGGAGAATCAGTGAACTCTTCTTGATCAGTGAACTCAGCGGGAGATAGTCGCCATCCATCATCAACTAATTCAGCTGCTTCTTCGCTACCTACAATTTTGGATAGCATTTCATTGTCAATTTTATTGTATACCCATGTTTTGTAAACTGGATCAGATGGTTTTATAATATTGATAATTGATGTGTTGCTCATATATTCCTTTTAAATAAACTCAATAATGAGTTTATCTGTTAAATAAACTCATTATTGAGTTTATCTGTTTTAAAATAAATTTAATTTTACTGCACTTGTAATGATAATTCCACTTGTTGCAATAATTGCTGCCACGATTTTGAGTATCTTAATATTAACTTGTTGTGTTATTGATAACTGTTTGACATCAATGTCAATATTTTCTATGTTCTGTTGTAGTAAATCAGTACGCAAAATATGGTGTTTTAAATCTGCCGTGTTTTCTGTAAGAATGTTCGTGTTTTTGTCCACTTTATCATGTAGTTTTACGAGTGAATCCCACAATCTATCGTCGTCCATTAAAAGTTAATCGTTTATTGCGTTGCGTAATGAAGCATTGTCGTCAATTAATTGATTGACTATTCTTGTTAAATCAGCAACTGCTTGACCAAGTTCGTTCACTGTTGGTATATCACCATCAAATATTGTTGCAGTGCTGCCGGGGGTTGGTTCGTTCGCTAGCCATGTAATTACAAGTTCGGCGGCTGTTGCTGTGGGCGATTGTTTAAAACGTGTATTTAATCCCATGTTTGTTCCTTTATAAAAAATAGGGACTTTAATTAAAGGATAAACTCAATAATGAGTTTATTTAAAGGATAAACTCAATAATGAGTTTATTTAAAGTCCCTATAAATCTATTTTTATGCACCTACGTGACGAATACCCATACCAGGATTCTGAGCTTCTACTGCGTATAGCACATCGAATCTCCAAGTATTTTGATCAGTCAATACGTCGTAATCACCCACTAATCGAACTGATATACCGTCCATGGTCTCACGTCCATATTGCACATTTCCGACTGGCTTAACAAGTTTGCCGAAGGCAACTGTAATACAGTCTTTTGTGAATAACATGTTCTGTGAGTATGTGGCTGAAGCAGTTCCCGAAGTCACAACAATGGCGGCATTATCGGCGGGAGCGGCAGTAACAGTCTGGTTCGCACCTGAAATAATAATTGGAGGTGAAATCGTCAATGTTGCAGGGCCAGTTGTAGCGCCAGAATCAGCATCTGCTCTTACAACGAATGATTGCAATCGTCCAGTGTCCGCCCGAGTTCGTGGGTTGACTGAGTTGACACCTACGATTGTAAATGTATCACCCTCAAGTAACAAATCAGTTACTGAATTATCCCATCCATTAGTGATTAATGATTGAGTGTATCCGTCTTTTGCAGCCAAGTAAGTTACATTTTGCGAAGCGCCGTTGATCAGAGGTGTTCCAGCGTGTGCTCCCACAACATGATTCTTAAGACTTTGTGATTTGTGAACCATGAAACCAGCATATTCAGATACCAATGCGTATTCAATTGCAGTTTTTGATATTTTAGACGGGAACACACCTTTAAGGCCATCAGCTAAAGTCAAACTTGCCGCTGGTGTATAAAATGCGTTTCTGTCGCCCATGCCCATTGGGACACCAGCTTCGTCTAAGATCGCGCCTGCTGTACCGATCTGTAGAAATGTAGACGGGTTAGTTCCGGGAGTTCCGGTGAAATTCCATATTTTCTTATATTGATCGGCGATGTCGGATTCGACTTGTTGAGCTAACTCAACCATTGCTGGTCGAATATATCGATCATTAAATTCTTCGATATCAAGTGAAAGTTCTTGTGAGCTGAAGTTCATTGCCACAACTTTTCTTTTATCTAATGTTACTGCAACTTTACCTTCGATTGTATCGTTGATATTTGAAGTAACATCTGCGCCATTAGAAGCCACGTATCGAACACGCTTTCTGACACTAACTGTGTCGCCAATGCTGCCTTCGAATAAAGGGTCGAGTTGACGGTCGCATTTTTCTAACATTACCATTGAGTTTTTGAATTCGACCATCGCACGTTTAGTGATGATCGAGGGGTTTAAGAGTGAATTAGCCATTTTTTTATTCCTTTTATTAAGATTCACGTACGTGAATCTTTTGTTTAAAATTAAATTGATCGATTATTCTTGTTTTTAATATTCCCAAGAATATTTTTATTATTCTTGTTTTTAATATTCCCAAGAATATTTTTAATTGGTGCCAAATCAATTTAATTTACAAAGGGCTTTGTATGGCCAATGTTTTGTAGACTATTATCTTTATTTATGCATTGTGTTTATTTAATTGAATTTTGATGTTGTTTATAATATTCTTCCATTGATAGATTGTCGTCATAACGATAATCAGACGTTGGCCTGGTGCCACCTTTAACTGTTTCCACTGGTGGTGGTGCATTACTAATATTTTTATTAGCAGGTGCAGCGGCGATGGCAGCTTCCATCCGCCCTAATTCCATGACCGCGTGGGTTGGTGATAACGTGACAAGTTTTTGAAATAGTGATAAATCTGTAATCATCATGTAATCAAGTTCTGGGCCAACATCTGATGTTAATAATACTTCCTGTAAATGCGCTGGGTATACAATTTGTGCTTCATCAGCGGCCTTGATTGCTCTGTTATAGTCATTATTTATTTGTGCATATGCAATAGACTTTTTATTGAACGCGTCATTCCGATCATTTGCTGTGGCTTGATTGGATATTTTTAAAGCTTCATCTGATTGTTTTTTTAATGCAGATTTTACCTGTTCCTTTACCTGGTATTGAATTGTTGCGAGTTGATATTTATCATCATCAAAATCAAAATCTTCTAAAGTGGGTGCTGGTGTTTGTTCTGGTTGAGTTTGTTGTTGAGTTTGCTGGGTTGTTGAGTTTTTTAATGCGGCCATATCCCGTTCAGTTTGCTTTAACTGGAAATATAGTTTATTAAAATCTTCTTGTGATACTGTTTTTTGTTCAGGTGTTTCAGTTACTTCTATTGATGTTTCAATTACGTCAGTTGTTTCAGTTGTTTCAGTTGTTTCAGTTGTTTCAGGTGTTTCAGTTGTTTCAGTTGTTTCAGTTGTTTCAGTTACTTCTTCAGACATTTGTATTGTCTCCTTTAAATATTAGTGCTCATGCACTAATATCTGTTAAATAAACTCAATAATGAGTTTATCTTTTGATTTTTGTATAATTCATTATGTATTTAGTAACATACTACTTAAATAATATTATGTTTGAAACGGTTCAATATTTTCGGAAACGTTAACCTGTACAGGAAGCTGTTCAATGGATTCTACGTCCAATTCTAACGATTCATTCAATGCTTGAAGATTCGCCTGTCTTGCGGCTATTTCAGCACCCTCGATAGGAAAATCGATATCTTTGCCCTGCTTATCCAGTTCCGAGTTTATTTTTGTCTTGGTTAAAATGACATCAGTTAAGTTCTCTTGTGTTTGAGAAATTTTGTGAGTGGTATCTGCTTGGACTTTTCTATTCTGTAATTCTAATCCATCAACTAAAGCAGCTTGTTGCTCTAATTGAAGTTTTAACATTTCAAAATTTATTTGATCGACTGCACTGGGTGCTGGGGGTTGTATTTGTGCTGCGGCTAATTGCTCTTCTTCATTCGGATCAACTAGACCCTGGGCTAACATTTGTTTTCTGATACGCTTTGTTAGTTCTTCTGACTCGTCAAAATCAACAGACTTTGCGATTAAATCCGCGGAAACTGCGGCAAAATTCGGGTTTGTATCGGCTAACTTAGTTAATAGGTTCAATGTTTCTGATCGGGCTGTTGCAAATGATGGGCCGCTACCCGCAGATACTTCGTACATACCAACTGATAGGTCATTTACGATTACTATATCTCCAGTTTGTTGGTCTACTACTGTTTTATTAATTTCCATTCCACTCGAAATACCATCTTCACCTAAAATTGATATTTGGCGTTGTGTATCGTAAATTTTTGGAATCATATCGATTAATATTTTAGAGGTATATTCTACGGCTTTTACTAGGTTATCCACTAGCTCATGAGTAGATATATTAGTCTGTCGTTGCAGTGCTAATATGGCGCGACCTGATTGGTCAGATTGTTTTCCCAAGGCAGGTGCATACGCTCCAGTTGTTGATTGTATATCCATGTCGGCTTGCTGAATTTGCTGGATCATAGCGTTTTGAATACTTGGTGCCCCGGATCTTGAGGGTGTGCCGGGTGCCTCAGGATCCACGTTGTACAGCATAAAAGGGCTATTCTTGGTATTGAAACTCGCCATCTGGCCTTCCAAGCCTTGCATTTGCTTATGAGTCACCCAGTAAGGATCTTTCGGGGATAATGCTGAGGTTTCTATTGCTTGGCTTGTGGCATAGTTGTACACTCGCTGAGGGTCTTTGGCCATCCGGACTATACCGTTATAATAATGGTTGCCAGATATCCATACATTATAACCAAAAATTGGAATTACGGGTATCATTTCTGATGCAAATTCAAACGGCCCTTCCAAAACTTCTGATCCGCTTATTTTATACATTATAATTTTGTGACAAGATTTTTTTCGTTCTTTAACTATATGAATATTTGCTGCGGCAAGTTCATCAATAACTGTTTTATTTTCATCGTTCAACTCAATTATCGAGCCATCTGACATTTGAGCAATAGTCTTAATGTAAGGCTGTTTGATCCAGTAATCAGCAATGCGTACAGTATCCCTATATTGCCAGGTTGACAAGATTGCTGAATCACTTGAGTCAGGCATATCAGTTAAAGTTGCGCCAGGATACCGTGTTTTGAAATAACTTTTGGCGATATCAGAGGTGACCAGCATCCATGAGGAATCACGTTTCAGTTCATCGGTTGACGATGGGTCATAATAAATCGAGGAAGCTGCGCCGGTAATGGATTTTAGCGTGATTTCCTGTTCAAACGAATCATCATTCGAGTACTGTGTAGTAATATACCATCCACCCATACCACCCGAAACTAATTCCTTGAAAGCAGTATCTTTTATTGAGCGGAAGTCTGAGTTATTTTCAATTGATCGAATTAAACCACTGAGAATATCAGCAACTGATTTGCTCGCGCCATTTTTAGATGCACGAACCTTGGTGGCAATTCTATTCTGTCTTTGCTCACCGATTAGCGTATTGATGGGTTGGATTACTTTGTTTATTTCCATCCGTGGTCGGTCAGATCGTTGCTGAGAATCCGTTGAAGACCATTGAGACCCAGGCACAAACGCAAATGCCATATCTTCAATACAAAGGTCGCGTTGATCCAATTCGGCTGCATAGCTTGCTTCATAGTGTGTCATTGCTTCAGAATGAATATCAATTAGATGTTGTGTTTGTGGAACATCGGTTCCCGATGTTTGTGTTTTTTGTTTCATTTTTGGTCTCAATTTAGCGTTCACCATTGGCTGGCATAGTTTATATTTATAGGTATTACTTCTTTTTTATTTATTTTTGTTGAATTAGCAAATGCATACATAAGAGAATCTGCTAATCCAGGGGAATCCAGTCCACGTCTTTTCATATCCGACTTTGATTCAATTTGAATTTTTGAAGAGTTGCTGCTTTTTACTCGTTGAATTTGAGTAAGTTCGGCTTTTAAATCATCAATAAATTCACACTCAGATGATATGAATATTATTTTAGACGCATCTACATACTCATTGTGGACAACCGCTCTATAGGTTGCTTCGAACCTATCCGATAATAGCCAAAAGTACTGGGCACGTTTATTTCTAAACATATCCTTGTTCGTCATTGATTCTTCATACATTTTCAGTGGTTCATCCGGTGTTTCGCTGCCGACAAATGGTGAAATATTCATCATTCCATCAGGATCAAATGCTTTGAATTTAATCTTAGCACCAGCCCCTATGCCAATTGAATCATAACAAATTGTATTTACTTTGGTGTTTAGTGCCTCGTTATATACCCTCTCAACTGCATCTGATAAATCACCGTCGTTCCATTTACAAATTTTATTAATTAATACCCCGTGACGGCCGACAAAGGCCTTAGAATCTTGTCCTGTGTCCGCAGGATCGAATCCAATGACACGTTCGCCTTTAATCTTAATATTTAATTTTAAGTGGGCATCTATAACAGCGTCAAAGTGTTCGGGTTGGATGATGCAATTCATGCTTGTTGTCGCTATGTTGCCGCCGTATATATGTAAATATTGTTTGTAATTTGTTGTTTTCATGACATCGATATCATGTAGCATGGTATCAGTAATGAATGGATTTTCTTTGTAACTGGTACGAAGAATATAACATTGTTGGTCTACATACGTTTTACTAGTAATCAATGCTTTATACGGTGTAATGAACATTTTATGAATCGCATCGTGTTCAGAATCCGGGTTCCACGTGAACCATAGTTCTGAATTTTCTTTTCTTATTGTTGGAATTAACACATCTAATGACTTTTGTGAGATCGTGGAAGCTTCTTCGACCCACGCAATGTCGCAATCATGAAAACTTTTAATGCTTTCAATGTTTCTAGCAAGTCCATAAAAGCTAATTTCAGTGCCATTATGATGGGTAAGTGTTGTGTTAGTTGCTATGTATCCAAGATTAAATTTTAGATTAATGTCACATAGTAGACTGTATACGCTTTGATTTAATGATACTTGAAACTCACGGAGGCAAAGTATCTTCAGCTTATTTTGCAGTCCTAAGATGAGTAGTGCTTGGGCTACACTCCAGCTTTTTGCTGCACCGCGACCAGAGTACATGCATTTAAATCTTCTGGGTTCGAACAGAAATTCAAACTGTTGTGGAAATTGTATATTATTCACCATCTTGAAAGTTTACAAATTCAACTTTAACGGTATGGTTTACTTCACCCCCATGTTCAACTAAATACTTCTCACCCTGTTTTAATCGGGTTCTGCCTAACCAGGTGAGCATTCTGGTGTCGCCTGAGAGTGCAACTTCGATCTGTTTTCTACGGAGGGAGATATCCATTTCAGCATGACCTTTTTGAATTATATCTTGGAATCTGCGAGTGAGTGTGCATGGGTTGATTTTTAAAAAAGTTGCTATTTCTTGGTAGGTGCAGCCAATTGTTGCGAGATTAAGGATTAAATCTTCATCGTGTTTTATGGGTTTTGGGCCAGTTTTTAATTTTGGTTTTGGTGGGGAGTTTGTTTTTGATTTTGATTTTGGTTTTGGTTTTATGGTTGGTGAGGAGTTTGACATTGTATATATATCCTAAGTTTTTGCATGACTTAAATTAAATTATGCATGTTTTATGAACATTGATGTTTTAACGTCAATGTTTAACAGCTATAGATGTTATTTATATCTATTACAAAAAAACTTAGGATTACATTTTTATTTCTATTAGAAAGTTCTTCGCGTCATACCACAAAATCAATAGTCGTATCTTAAACAAGATTCACGTACGTGAATCTTAAAAAGTATGAATAGAATTTCCAATTTAATTTTAAGTAATATTAAATTGTCCATGATTTACAGTGATAAAGCAATTATCATGATGTAACTGGTCAGCGCGATATACAGTGTATAACCCAGTACTGCGAGTAGTGCAGACTGATCTTTTTTAATCAATACCGTAATATTAGTTTTATTTAACATAATAAACCCCTTTAATGCATTTATTTTTAATGTATTTAGTGCTCATGCACTAATATTTAAAGGATAAGATTCACGCACGCGAATCTTTAAAGGATAAGATCAGAAATTACGAAATATTTTATTAAGATTCACGTACGTGAATATTTTATTAAGATTCACGTACGTGAATATTTTGTTGAGATTGTGCTTGATACTGCTTTAGCTTTATAGGTGATAAGGTGTTAATCATTTCTACGTCAAGATTTTGGTTAATACTAATACGAGGTAATGATGCAATATATAATTTAAAATCGTGCTTCCAATGGGAATGACACAAATCTATATTGTATATTTCCGTACCATCGTTTGTTTGAATATGACATGTAACATTTTGTTTAGATATTGAGATATTTAGTTTGTCTTGTGGTGGTGTTGTGATTACTTTAGGTTTATATTTAATGATTTTAATGTCAACATCCCACGTTATAAGATTATTTTTCCTTAAAGTATTGAAGAATCGAGTGAAAGCAGAATGGATGGCAATAAAAGTATGAGGCTTATTGGGTGTTTTGGATGCAGTGTGTAGTAGGGCTTCAACTTTGTCTTGGATTAGTTCAGACGGTGGAATATCAGGTAAGAGTGTTTTGAGGTTGTCGATGTGATCTAAGCGATACATTTGGCGTCGTGGCCATTTTACAGACATATAATGAATTATATATTGGTCTATCAGATTGTAAAGCGTGGGAGTGGGGTGATTCATTTATTATTCTTCTCTCTATTAGTGTGTAAGTATTTGTATTATATCACATAATCAATATTTAATGTAATTATTTGTATTATTT